AATCCATGACCATAAATTAAATTCTATATTTAATACGTCGTAGAATAAATTATAAAGTACTCTCTGAATATTTTCATCAGATGATTTTATCTGTAATATTTCATTTACATCATTTTTTACTGTAGCTTCGTCAGCTATTATATCTAATGCGGATGCAATGATTGGATCTGTATCCATTGCTTCATAGTCTGAATAAAGCTGGATTCTAAGTGTTTGATAGTTTAGGTTAGGGTTAAATATATTCCTATTATTATAGATGTATAATCTACTAAATCTATCTACTAGTGAGTTTGTTTGGTACCTTCCGGTTCTTTGTATTTGGTTAACATCTGCTATTTTTAGCTCTTTGCCACCTATATTTCTTACAACTACATCTGTAGAAAATAATCTTCGAAGTCTACCAAATAATGAAGTATCTGCCATTAATCATTTAATTTATATATAAATAGTCTATTTTAGTAACCAAGTGATATCCTCTTGTCCACCTGGTGTATCTATAAGATAAGGATTTTCTTTCTGATTTCCAACTCTTTTCATAACTGCTTGGTTTTTTGCATTTAAATTAGAAAATGAAGATAATTGAGCTCTAGCTAGGTCCATACCTTGTTGTCTCAATTTTAAGGCAGTATCTCTTACATATAGTGCAGTAGCACAGGATATAAGTAAATCATCATTATATCTATCTTGAGCTTGAGGTTTTCCGTTTTTCCACACAAATACTCTCATTTCTCCTAATAGTCTTTTAGATTGTATAGTTACTGATTTCTCTCTAATATACTCAATCATCTTAGCTATTACTAATGGACGAGTTCTCATAGACATAGTAAAACCGGGTACTAACTTATCTCTTTCATACTTGTGCATATAAGATTCTACTGATTCCATATTAGATGTAGAGCTATAGTATAAGTTTTTATACTCTCTTTCTAACACTTGTTCTATTGTAGCCCAGCCTATATTAGCATTTTCTACTACTAATAGTGCATCATTATACTCAGATGCTATACCAACAAGTACGTTACCAAAATCTTTAGGAGACAGCTTACCTTTATATTCAGCTACCTGTACACAAGTTTCTACATCAAAGATATGGAAAGCAGAATAGTCACTAGAATCACCTCTAGCTACGTCTGCTACAACCATATACGATTTAGTATAATCTACTCCTTCCCACACCCATAAGTTTCCATCTACTCCTCTTCTTTCTAAAGGTTCTTTCTCATATGTTTTTTCATAGAATAACATATCATCTGGTTCAAATACTGTATCACCTGATGCTAAGAAGTCACAATCACATTCTTGACCAGCCATACGAGGTCCTAAAGCAGCATCTTGTTGTTCTCTCCATTCTTGGTTTCTTTCAGGATGTACTGTCCAGGGTAGTCTAATAGATAAAAAAGAATTTTCTCCTGATATAGCTTTTTCCCAAGTTAAATGAAACCAGTTCCCAATACCGTTAGGTGTTGATAAAGCCATACATTGACCACCGGTTGCTAGTGTTTGTTGAGCAGCAGTAAATGTCTCTTCAATATTATCTATAAAAGCTGCCTCATCTATTAATAGTAATGATACTGCTTCTGATCTTGCTGAATCAGCATTAGATGATTTAGCTTGTACCTTTGATCCATTTTTTAATCTTAATGATAATTTATTTTTTTCTACCGCAGGTAGTTTTAACCACTTAGGTAGCTGGTCATACATAAAGATAACTTTAGTAACTAAGTTTCTAGCTGTTGCTTGAGTAGTTGCTAATGCTAATACGTTTTTATCTTTATGAAATAACATCAACCATAATGAGTATGCTGATGCTAAAGTAGATATACCTAGCTGTCTTGATTTAAGAGTAATTACGTATTGATTCTCTTTAAATATATGTAGTACTTTTTCTTGAAAAGGGTATAAGTTAAATAAGATTCTACCTCGCGTAGGATGCTGTATATAACAGTACTTACGCATAAAGTAGATAGGATCTTTAGCACATTTAAGATATTCTTGCGCTATTATTTTTTTTATGTCTTGTGCCATAACTCATTTTAGAAATTATAAGACCATCTAGGTAGTCCGTCTTTCATTTCAATTTTGATTTTAGAGCCTACTAACTTAATTAATTTATCAGCTGTTACTGTTTGAAAAGTTCCGCTCTTATCGTCTAAGAAAAATACTTCTGAGAATGATTCATCATTAATATATTTCTGAATTATTTTTTTTGAAAAATGACTTTCTAACTTGTCTGCATCTATACTACTACCACTTTGGTATTTAGATAAGTTAAAGTTTTCAAAATCAATTCCTGGGTAGGTGCTTAGTATTGCTCTATTTGCAATTTCTATAGTATCGTCAAGTCTAGCTTTGTTTTGATCTACTACTGCTGCTAATATTTTATTTATTCTATGAAAAGGCCTGTTACCCTTAGTTACACTAGTATCAATTTTTCTTATTAAAAAATTATTAACACCAGAAATAATTTTATCAATCATTACTTTATCAGAATTTTTTCCAAATCCTGCTTTTTGGCCCATAGGAACTGCTCCTCTATTCTTTACTTCAATTCCCATATCACCAACAGAAACATCTCCTTTACCTTTTCCATCACTTGAAACATCTTGAACCATTACACTTAAAAATACTTCTCCTTTTCCTGTAGCTATATTTCCTATAGAGGGTTTTAAATCAAGTAGGTACTTTAAAGTTTCTTCTGATACTAGGTTTTTAAATTGAGTTACTAAGTTTCCACCTCCATTTCCGTTTCCTAATGATTTATAAGTAATCATTTTTCCACCTCTAACATATGAATGGAAATTTTGAATATCTCCATTATCTACTAAAGTATTGTAAATTCTTCTTGCAGCAGATGCTACTGTTCTTCCTTTACTATTTAAATATTCTATAACATCTTTCTTATATGCTACTCCTGATATGCCGTTTAATATTTGTTTTAAATCATCGGGAGTAAACTTACCATTCTGAATAGCATCCACAACTTCTTGTTTAGAAACCTGTCCATCTGTATTAGTTAATTCGGAGATTAGGCTTTCTAAAATTACCTTATCTTCAGGGTTTTTAATATCTGGAACTCCTGTTTTGGTTCTCCAAGCCCACTCAGTATATAATTTATCTATTACGTTCATTATGCTTCTGGTTCTTCTGCTGGTTCTTCGAAGTCTATTGGCTCCCCTGTTAAATCTGCTCCTCCTTCTTCTCCTGGTTCGTCTAAGTCTGAACCTGCTCCTGTTCCTGCATCTGCTCCAGGAAATTCTCCTCCACCAGTATCAGCAGAATCAAAATCTTCAGGTGCTCCTTCTCCTTCTTCTCCTCCTGGTTTAAATGGTGCTTGTTGGTATAGAAGTGTAAGTTTATCTAAAGCTTGTTGATAATCACTTATTTTGTTTATATAATACCTTTTACCCATTATTTGAGCTTCAAATCCATCTCCTAACCATTTAAGAATATAGTCTTGGCCATTCTTTAAATTAATTCTAAAGGTACTAGGTCTTGGTGAAACCCAATCTATAGACTCTACAAAGTCTTTGAAGTCTTCAGTTTGTAATTTTACAATAGCAGATTTAATTGTAGGAAACTTATTTAATATAATATCAGTACTATCTTCTAATACTGTATCTTTTGGAGCATCTGTATCAGGTTCTTCTTCTGGTTCTGGCTCCTGTTCTTTCATTACATCATTAAGATTTTCAAATAATAACTTGTTTACTCCCTCTTCTAATGATCTAGTTGTTTTGAATACATCATATTGTTCAGGTCTTTCAGTTCTTAAATATGACTGTAATTTTCTGAAATTAGTTTTGATTAGTTCGAATAAGTCTCTAGCTGCTTTATCAGTTCTAATTTCTTTTACTCTCATTAAATCTTTTATAGTATTAATTATTTCATCATAATCAAAATATAATTTTCTAAATGAAGGTAGTTTTAAAATTGTATGACTTACAGAACCAGTGGTTTTATTTTCTCCGCTAAATTTAAAATATGTATCTAAATCTCTACTAAAGAAATCTTTTGGGTGTATTTTACCGTATCTTTTTTCTATGCTTCTTTTATACCTTGGAGGCAATTCTTTAGCTTGATATGGTCCCGGTTTATCTTGTTCACTGATTACTTCAGAATATGCTTGTAATACTATATTTTCTAAATCTTTTTTATCCATGTTATTCCATATCCTTTAAGGTTGCATTGATAGCTTTTCGGAAAGATAATAAAGACTCTTTAGCTTCTATTCTTTCACCTGATTTTAATGCATCTATTAAATCTCCCAAATATCTATTCTCACTGTGATAATTTACGTCTTCGAATGAACTATATAGCTTCTTTAACTTCTGTACAGAGGAACCTAAAGTAGCTTTTAAACCAGCTTTTAACATTCCTATATAATCAAAGTCATTAGAGTACATATCTCCTAATCTATACTTTTTTACGTTTTCATTAACAGTAGTCTGTCTTGTCAAATCACCAAACTCCTGTGCTACATGCACTGCTGCTCTTGCGAACTTTTTAACTTTATTACCAGGTATTTGAATATAATCAAATCCACCTCCTTTTAGTTTACGAGTTGTTATTTGTAATGCTGGTCCGTCATGTTCTTTACCTGGGGCGAATCTTTTAAAATGTAATCCATCTTCGTCATAAAGTTCAGTACCTTCTTTAATACTACCAGGGTCTCTTAATAAACTAGCTAATGCTTTTATTGCTTCTTTTCTAAAGCCTATATCTTGTGGTATTTTACCTGTTTTTAATATATCTATAATATCTCTAATATAATCATAATGTTTGTCAGTTATTGCTACTATATCATCTTCATTCAATTTAGGAGCATCTTTATCTGCAAGTGGATTTACTGGTCCATCTGAGTCCATATAGTTTTGAATCACTTTTAGATCAAGCTTATATTCCTCTGCTATACCAGCGATTATTTCAGCAGCTTCTTCTCTAGGTTCAAAACCAGATTCATTAGCTCTATCATCAATTAATCCTTTTATAGTATCCATATCACCTCTACCTTCGGTAACGTTAGGATCTAATTGTTGATCTTTATTAATTCCAGAAACTTTATCGTCTATATCTTTTTCAAGTTGTTTCTTTTTACTACCTAAAGCTTTTAATAGATCTATTACTGATTTATCTCCTTTTTTGTATTGTTTAGCAAGATCTTTCATTTTGCTAACGAGCATTTCATGAGATTTCTGTAGCTTACCTACGGATGCTTCTTCTTCTCTAATTTGTAAGTGTTTATCATCAACAAGTTCTTCATATGCCAATCTTTCATCACCATCATATTTTTGATCAACTATTTTATGACCTAATCTTTCTAGATCACTATTTTTCATCTTTCCTAATCTACGTCCATCATAACGTTTTTTTATATAGCTTGTTGCTATGTCTATAAAAGTCTCAGGATAATATTCTACTTCTTTTTCTTCTTTAACAGATAAATCTCTTGTTTTGTCTTGTAATATGTTTGATTTAATTATGAACTGAAGGATTCTTTTTAAAGGTTTAAATTCTTCAGCTTTCCATGTTTTACCTCTTTGCATTCTATCTACAAGACTTTGTAGGAAATCTACATCTCCTTTATCTAAACCATGACCTTCTTCTACTTCTTCATTTCCTTCATTAGGATAATCATCATCATCTAAATCATCATAATCACCATCTTCTATTTGGTCTACAAATCTACCTAAAGTTATATCATATCTGTTATTAGAGTAAATCATATCAAATACACCATATGCCTCTAATCTAGATAATTCATTAGGAAAATAATTTCTAACAGTTTCTTTAGCATCATCACTTAATTGTTCTATCTGATCAACTATGTCTCTTAAATCACTAGCAGCATCTTCTTGGGAAGAATTTTCTTCCATAGTACCTGCTCCTTGAGAAGAATCTTCTTTTTTATTAGCTTTTTCTTTAGCTATTAAATATTGTATTTTTTTAATCATTTCCTTTTCAGGATGATTATCTAATCTTTCTTTTTCTTGAGCATCTGCAAATTCTTGATCTGTCATTTCTCCTACTTTTTTTGTTCTTTCTGCTTCTCCTAAAGCAGTATTTACGGTTTTAAAATACTTTTGTAGTTGATCTTTTACAACATCAACATTAATAATGGCTTCTCCTGATTGTTGTACTCCAACATCTGAGATTTCTCTATCATAAGAGGAATCTTTTAAGTAAAGGGTATCCCCTACTATATAAAAAGCATAAATATTTTCATTATCATTTTTAAAACCTATATGTACATCAAATGTATTAGGTTTTATTCTTTTGACTCTAGCTGAGGATATATTTTCTCCTTCCCCTTGAAGGGCTAAAACTGTTGCCTTACCTACCGATGCTGCAATCTTAGCTGTTTCAGTTTGATCAAATGAAGAATCTTCTTGTTCGTTAGTTTCTAAATCTTTAGGTTCTACTAAATCTACATTAACTCCTTTATCTGCAAGTTTTTTTGCTTCTTCAGAATCAGCTGTTCTAATAGTTCCTTCTGCTTCTACTAACTGTTTCTGTAAAGACTCTTTTAATACTATAAGTTTTTTAGTAGTTTCAGTAAGTTTAGCTGTGCTTTTACTTTTATAAGAGCCGTCAGCTATACATTTAAGTGAAAATTCACATTTAGCCAAGCGATCCTTTATTTCCTGGTAGGTCATTTGATATTTCTTTTATATACGTATATAAATAAATAGATTATTCTTCCCAAATAACACTCTTAAACTTTTCCGGTGATAAGTTGGGATAATGTAAGTCTAGTCATTTTCTTTTAGCTAGTTCTTTTTTTATTATATTCTTTTTTCTACTATAAGAATTACTTTCATACATTTTTTTTAATTCTTCAGTAGAGGTATTGCTAGGTGTATAATGTTTCCAAGTAAACTTATTAGTCATTCTGCCTCTGGCATCTCTTTCATATTCTTTAGTACTAGGTTTAAGTTTTGCTGGCATTATGTTTTATTTTATAATGTTTTCAGCTACTGCATCTGCTTGATTCAAATATGGAGCTACTGCATCATACTTAATATATTTCACACCCTGTATATTTTTAAAATTTTTAGGGTCTTTTTCTGGTTCTGTTAAGCTTCTAACACTGTCTTTTGATGAATCAGTATATGATAATAAATCATCATCTAAATCTAAAAATGAAATAATAGATACTAATGTAGCTGCGGCTGCTGTTAAAGGCAATGCTGAAAAGGCTGAAGCTGCACCTGTTCCTAAAACAGCCATTTTAATTAAATCTTTAGATTGATCATCTATTAATTTCTGTTGTTGAGGAGTTAATTTTTTACCTTTTCTCTTAGCTGCTAAAAGTTTAAACATCTCTAAAGTTTCTCCACCTTCTTCTTTAGCTGTAGTAAAAACTTTTAAAATTTTACCTTTAATATTAGTAATAGTTTCTTTACCTAAGTTTTTTAAAAAGCCTAAAACGCTGACTTCATCTAAGCTGTCTTCCTTAAGAATTATATCAGTTAATTTCATTTATTTCTTTTTCCAGATTTTTACTACCGTTTCCCTAATTAAGTTTTTTATACCTTCTGCAGTCATCTCATTTACTTTTTTAAACCCAGAACCAAACGGTGCTGCTTTACCATCTTGAGGATTAGCAGTTTCATTCATATCGTACTGTCTAAGCTTGCTCATTATACGATCAATTTTTTTATCTAAATCATTAAGTATTTCTCCATAGTCATCTGCTATTGGACCTCCTTCTGGTTCAGCTTCTTGTTCCATATTTCTTAAAACATCGGCTCTTTCATCTTCTAAGTCTTGTAGATTTAATCTTAGATCTAAAGAATCTTCATAACTAATTCCACGTGGTTTAGAAGCCTGTTTTTGTTTTGCTCTTTTTATTTTCATTGCTCTTGCTTTCATTAAAGCAGGATCATTTATATCTATCTCTTGTACTTTTTCTTGATCATCTCCTAAATCTTTTAGTAATTCAATTGCTCTTCTCAATTTAGGATTTTTGAAGATAACAGGTTGTTCTTTATCGTCTACAGCATCAATATATTGTAGAATTGAAAGTGCCATAGTTTTAGCATTCTTAACATCAGCATTAATCTTAGTTAAAGAAGCTGAGGGAATTTCTAATTCAGTTACTATTTCTGGTTCATAAACAGGGACTGGTCCTCCGTCTTGTACTGTGTATAAGTATGAATTCCCTTTCTTTTGTATTTTAGATATTGTGCCTGTGCTTGTACTTAGTGCTTTATCACTTCCTCTATCAATTTGATATTTTACTTTTTGACCTTTTTTAAATTTAGGTCTACCTTTTTCAGCTTTTCTAAAAACTTTATCTATTCCATCAAATGGATTTAAAGCTTCATTGTATGAAGTGTGGCTGCTTTTACCAATTATTTTATCCTTATACCCATCATGTATCCATATATTACCTTTATCATCTATTGTATATTCTATCTCAGAATCTTTATCTGATATAAATAATGGTCGATCATTTGCATCAAATCCATCAAATTGTACTGAGTCATCGCCTGTGGCTTGTATTATATCAGCTACCCATTTTTTGTCATTTGATTCTTTAATACCATCATAATTTTGACTTTTTAAAACTCTTATTATAGCATAAACAGCATCTTGAAGAGTATAGTCATACCTATCCGCCATTTTCTTAACTAATCCATTTACCAGTCTATGTACTTCTGGGTTAGTATTTTCTCCTAATCTTTTTGGTCCTAATCCTAATGCATCACCTCTTCTAATTTTCTTCATTAATTTATCATGTTTTTCATCTCGTTTTCTTTCTGCTTCCGAATCTGGGTCCTTTTCTTCATCTATATCCTTGTATATCTTTTTTCTATCTGTATTTTTTAATCTTGCTTCTTTTTCATCTTTATCATCTTCCCAATCCATTTTATTATAGATGTCCCATTCTTTTAAATATTTTTCATATTTAGAAACATCAATACCCATATCTTTAGCCAGCTTAATCATTTGCATATCTTCTTTTCTTCTTCTTCTTTTCTTTCTTGCTGCTGCTATGCCTCCTGCTATTGCTCCGATATTTTCATTTGTTTTTTTTGTTTTTTTCACGACTTTTTCTTTTTTAAACCAATCTCTAAGAGACTCTAAAGTTAGTTGGTGTATTTGTTTATTATTAATCATATCGACTTATGCATTAGTATCATATTGATAATTATTGTCGCTAGTATACCAAATACTACCCATAGTGCTTTACTTACTCCATCCTTCCATCTCTTCATTGATTCTAATTCTAACATCTTGTTATCGAATTCTTTTTGATTTCCTTCAAGTTGCTTTCTATATAAAGTATTTTGGTTAGTTTTAACGATTACACCATCTTCAGGATTAAGTAAAGTATACTTAAGTTCAGACATATCTTTTTTCATATCTTTTACATCCTCAATTAATGCTTTTAACTCACCATTGGGCATATGTTTTTTAATATTTACTAATTCTTTTAGTACGCTTTCTAATATTTCTCTCTGTGTAGCCATCGACTTGCTTTTATATAAATATATCTTTATAACTGCTTTCGTATTCTGTTAGTGTAGTCTTTTAAGTCTTGTAGTATTTTCTTCTTAACTTTATTTGACATACCTCCCCAATCTTCTATATCTCCTGCTTCAGTAACGAATGAACTTTTATCATTAATTGAGTTTAAAACCCAGCTTTCTATATCACTGACAAACTCTTTAATATTACCAGTTATCATTTTTTTCTCGTACTCTCTATATAGTCCAGCTTTTCTTAAATCTGCTTCAAACTCTACAGTACAGGGATCAAAACAAAAGCCATGAATCTTATACATTTTTTTAGCCATCCAGTGCTCTAAGGGTCCTCCACACTTTGGACAGCATAAAGGCATACGGAGTGCTTTTTTTGCAGAATCTAATTTGGTAATATTTTGCTTAATACCGTCTTTGATAGTCCACTGTTTACCTCCTTCTTCCCATAAATCTCCTTCTTTATACTTCTTAGAAGTTTTACGGTAACCTGATTGTATTTTGGTACCTGAGGTAAAATCTTTGTTGACTATATTTCTAATTCTTTGAACATCACTTTCTTTGAAGTCTTTTTTTAAAAGTGTTTCTTTACTCATAACCTAGTGCTTTTAATTCTTTTATAACTGATGATATATCTCCACCTTTACATCTAATTGCTATTCCTCCTTTGGCATTCCATTCATTTATATTAGATTTTTTATCATCTATTAAAATACTATTCTCATCAGCGTATCTTTGTTTATCTTTTGAGTATGCAAATATAACTTTTGGTTTAGGATTAAGATTATTTTTTACCCATAAGTTTTTACCTAATCTAGACGTATTATCTCTAGATGGTGAAGTCAATAAAGAAGGTCCGTATGGACTAATAAAGTTCCATAATTCACTACCTTGCGGCATCCAATCCATTCCTACCCAAAATCTAACTCCTATTTTTGAATCAATTAAATGCCAAAACTGTTCTAAACCATACTCTCTTTCATAGTCTTTAGGAGACCTACCTGTAAAGTGTTCGAATCTTGATTCAAAATTAGTAATTACTCCATCCATATCACAATATATTTTATATGGTGGTTTTTCCTTTTGCTCCGGTATCGGATATGCTTCTAATAGCTCTACTATACTTTTGCTCATTATTATTTTTTTACTGAATCTTCCCAGTTTCTGAATATAATATTACCTTCTAAGTACGCTTCTTTTTCTAATTCTAATAGATCATCTGATTCATTAGTATCAGTGGTCTTAATGTTACCTAACCTGCCTTCTATATTTTGTTTATGATGTACCATTTCGTGAGCAAAAGATCTCATAACATCCTTAGGGTGTCTTCCTTCAACATATAATACTATTTCATTTGTATTAGGATTATAATAAGCAGTTCTACCAAAAAAGTCGGCTGCTTCAGTAATATCTCTTCTTATCTTTACTTCAGGTAAAGGTCTTATATTTAGTTTTTGATCCAACATGTACTCTAATAAAGAACCAAAAAACGGTGTATAGTCAAATCTATTTCCTAAATCTTCATCGTCTTTTACTGTGATTCTAATATGATCTTGATTAAATGTTATATGTAACTTATCATCTATATCTCTTAAGTTATTAAAAGTATTTACCAGATAAGATCTATCTTTAGATTTTAATATTGATCTAGGAGCTATTGGCGCTCCAGAATTGCCTTCTGTTTTAAACGTTTCAGTTATAGTTTCTTCAATCTTTTTACTTAACTGTTCCGCAACTATACTTGATTTTAGCATTTTAATTATATTTAATATATCTTCTCTACTAACTTCTTTAGGAAAAAAGTCTCTAATATCATCTAAATTTCCACTTAGAATAGCATTTCTAAAATTAGTAGCTCTAACTTGTTTAGAACTATCTGTTGTTACAGCTAGCCCGTCTACATTATCTCTATTTTTAAAAGTAGTGACTCTTTTTAAGTCTACTAAATCTTCATTACCTCTTACACCTGTTATAGCATAAAAGCTATCTTCTGGTCTTTCTTTAGCATATTTACTTGAGGCATACATAGGATTTTTTTCTCCTAATACTACTTCTATATCACCTAAGTATTTCTTATAAATATTCCATATTCTTTCAGAATCTTCTGGTGTTATTCCGTTTCTAGTATTACCTCCTATAAAGATAACTACTTTACCTATAGGTTGTAATTTATCTCCTTTACCCTGTAAAACTTCATCTCCTACATCTAAATAATTATCTATGTCATAAACTTTACCTTTATGAGAACTAGACAGTAGGTCCTTTACTACATCAAAATGACCTCTATGAGGTGGTTTAAAAGCTCCAGGATATAATGCTATCATGCTAAAAACTGTTGTACATTTTTATCTATTTCCTGAGGAGTAGAATGGTTAAGTAGTTCTTGAAAAGTAGGGTTAAATAACATATCTGCTATATTATCTAATACCTGTTCATGCCTTGTATCGTTCTTTTCTTTTCTATCTCTATATTTCTTAACAGCATCTTTTAGCTTATCTGCTCCTGGTCCTACTCCATTATTTTTATATGCTTTTAAAAATGCTTGTTGTAAAGCTTTAGTTTCAGATCTACTTTTATAATCATAATCTACCCCTACTATAGCTTTCTTAAATTCTTCTTCTTCTTGTTTAGACATTTCAACAGGTTTAAAAAAACTAGAACGTCCTACTCCTTTATCTTCATTATACTTTTGTAAATACTCTTTAATACCGTCCACTCCTCTTTTAGCTGCTGCATCAAATCCTTCTATTTCTTTTTTAAACTTGCCGTTATAATCATTTACAAATATAGATAAATTACCTTTAAGTAGTTTATTAAATTCATCTATTTTTTGGTATACGTTTCTCCAAGTAGAAAATACAGCTGGACCTGGTATGTTCCTATTTCTGTTAAAGTTTTGCATATATGATATCATTGGATGAGTATAAACCATAACCATATATGTATCATATCCTTCTTCAATAAGCCTTCTTAGTGTTTTTATAAAACGTGCTCCTGAGGCTGTTGTATCCCAGACAAAGCTTTTTTTAACATCTATTGCACCATTTACATCTTTATCGTTTTGAGCTGCTGCAGGTCCTAGCTTCATTGGATTGTTTGGATCTTCTACGTATTTATCAGCATTAAATTGTTCTAAACTATCTAAATTAAGTTGATTAAGAACATATGATTTACCTGCTCCTGCTCCACCTGCCATTACTACGGCTTTGGGTTTATTATTTTGCTCTAATATAATATCTATTAATTTCATTTAATTATTTTTTACTCCTCCTCTTGAAGAACCACCTGAAGTACCACTTGAAGATGAAGTACCTCCTCTTGATGAACCTACTGATGAAGAACCTCCTCTACTAATATTATATGATGGTCTAGTAGAAGTGTTGTTCACTGGTTTGTATGAGTTATTATTGTTATTATTATTATTAGGGTTAATTCTTGGAGTATATTTTATATTACTATTATTGCTAATAATTACAGGTCTCCCATTATTTGTAGGAACATTATTAGGTTTAGTATAAACTCTAACATTACTAAATTTCTCT